CGCAGCGGCATCATCCTCAGCCCGGATTTGGCGGATGACCCGGATGTGTTCCCCAAGCTTGGGGCCGCCGGATTCCAACAGAAGAGCTGGGTGTGGTCGACAACCGATCTCATTTCCAAGAGCGGGCGCCGCTTCAAGAAGCGTAACTTCAGCTATCCAACAACTAAGTTCTCGATCAGCTACAACAGCGGGCACGGCCTTTCGCAGCGGCCGACGAGGATGGACCTTGACCGGCTCGTGGCGTTCTTCAATGCGCGCAGCGGTCAGCTCGGGGACTTCTATTATTTCGATCCGAAGGACAACGAAGTCGCAGGGCAAACGCTCGGCACCGGAAACGGCGTTACGACGCAATTTCAGTTGATCCGTTCCAAGCGGACCTGGACCGAACCCGTGTTCGCGCTGAACGGCGTGCCGGAGGTCACGGTCAACGGCCTCAAGGTCACGAACTACACCATCGCCGCGCCAGGCGTGGTCAAATTCAATTCCGCTCCGGCCGATGGCGCGGTGGTCGCGTGGTCGGGCTCGTTCCTTTACTGGTGCGAGTTCACGCAGGACGAATTGACCGCGCAGCAATTGACTGCGCTGCTGTGGGAAAGTGACGGGCTTTCCTTCCAGACGATCCGGCTCTGACGCGATGCTGGATTGCACCCCGGAACTGGCCGCGCTGCTCGACGCCTGGCGCAACGACACCACCGTCGAGGTCTATGTCGCCGGGATTTACACCTTCACGCTGTCGAGCGGCACGAAAATCCGGTGGTCCGCCGAAGACCAGGACATCGCGTGGAGCGGCCATACCTGGCTCCGCGGTCCCGGTATCACCAGCGCGCCGATCACGCGCCAGATCGGCACGCAGGTCTCGCAGAAAGATATCTCGCTCGTCTTTGATGACGACGTGACGGTCAACGGCGTTCCGCTGGCGAAGTTCATCGCATCCGGCGGCCTGTTCAATTCCACCATGCAGTTCGAGTCCGCCTATGCCACGTCGCCGGACCAGCCGATCATCGGCACGTTGCCGGAATTCTTCGGCCGGCTGACACAGCTTCGCGATACCGGGGAGACCCGCGCAACGCTCTCGATCTCTGACATGCGGTCCCTGCTCAATGTGCAGGTTCCGATCAATCTCTGGCAGCCCTCATGCCTTCACACGGTATTCGACAGCGGCTGCAAACTGAACCGCACCGACTTCGCGAAGAGCGGTACCGTGCAGAGCGCGCCTGATGCGCTGACCATCGTCACCGACCTCTCGGGTGCCGCAGACAGCTATTACGACCTCGGCAAGATCACGATCACCAGCGGCGACAATGACGGACAATCGCGCTCGATCAAGACCCAGAGCGCCAACGTTCTTTCGCTGGTGCGCGCACTGCCCGCACCCCTGCAGCCCGGGGATACTTTCACGGTCTATCCGGGATGCGATCTGTCGACGCCGACGTGCCGGGACAAATTCAACAATCTCAAACATCGCAAGGGATATGAGTATATCCCAACGAACGAGACCGCAGCGCCGTGACGAAACTCACCTATTCCGGCCAGACCGAAGAGCAGGGCAGGGCCGCGATCGTTGCCGAAGCGCGGACCTGGCTCGGCACGAAGTATCATCCCGGCGCCCGCGTCAAAGGCGTAGGTGTCGATTGCGGGATGCTGATCGCAGAGGTCTACGAACGCGCAGGCATCATTCCGCGCATGGAAATTCCGGCCTATCCCGCCGATTGGCACAAGCAAAAGAAGGACGAGAAATACCTCGGCTTCATTCTGAGTGAGGGCCACTTCATCGCGCCAGGCGAGCAAAAACCCGGCGATGTGGCAATGTGGAAGTTCGGCCATGTCCGCAGCCACGGCGGCATTATCGTGGAGTGGCCGAAGATCATCCATGCCACCTTTCAGGAAAAGACAACGTGGCTATGCGATTGCTCTGACGATGTCCGGTATCCGGCCGGCGCGGCCACGTTCTATTCATTTTGGTGAGCCATGGGCGGCTCTAGCACGGAGAACAAGGGCAACCGGATCAGCAGCTATCAGATCCAGTCCAGTGCCTATGGCAACCCGATACCATGGGGCTGCGGTGCTGGGCGGGTTGACATCAACCTCATGTTCCTCGACTGGTTCACGTCGCACGAGCACCAGCAGCACAATGGCGGCAAGGGTGGCGGCAATTCGACAACCGATACCTACACCTACACGGCAGACGTTTTGCTCGGCATCTGCGACACGGCAAGCGGGCCAATCCGGGGCATCAACCAGATATTCCGCGACAAGAGCGTGTTCTCCGGCTTTGCCGATGAAAACAACGACGGCACGAGCGGAAGTTGCGTAAAGAAGGCCGGGCTCAGTGCGCTGCGCGTCGGCACATCGGGCCAAAGCCCTAATGAGATTTTTGATAACTATACCGACAGGGTCGTGCCTCTAGGATACGATACGACGGCCTATCTTGTCGGGCGGCAATACCTGCTCAACGATCAGGGCGGATTGCAGAACCATTCCGTCGAGGTCTATTTCGCCTGTCAGGTCGGCGGCGGCATCGTCGATGCCAATCCCGGCGATTACGCGGGCGCGAATGGCATCGTTCATACCTTCCTCGACGCCATGATCCCGCAATGGACGGATGCCAACATCGGCGATCTCACCGACTACGGCACCTATTGTCTCGCTTCGGGGCTTCTGCTGTCTCCCGTGCTCGACTCCCGGCAACAGGCCAGCTCCGTGCTCGACGAGATCATGTTGGCATCAAATTCGGAATGCTGGATGCGCGGCGATGGTACGCTGCAGGTCAAGACCCGCGCCGATGCGCCCATAACCGGCAATGGTGTCACATACACCCCTGACCTGACGCCGATTTACGATCTCGACCAGGACGACTTCATCGTCGATAACCAAGACGACGATCCGATCAAGATCGACACGCCGCAACTCGACGACCTCTACAACTATGTGCAGGTCACCTACAAAAACCGCCAGCATCAATACAACGACGAAACCACGCCAGGCTTCGACCAAGCCAGCATCGACGAGATCGGGAAGCGCAAGCAGGACCCGACGTCGATCCCATCGATCAAGGATCCCGCTGTAGCGCGTCTCGTCGCGCAGCTGCTGGCGCAGAAATCCTCGAGCCTCGCCCGCCCGTTCACGTTCAATCTGCCATGGTGCTTTGCGCGCCTGGAAGAAATGGACCTCGTCACGCTGACGAACGAGTCCCAGGGTCTCGATCGCGTTCTGTCGCGCATCACCGAAATCGACAAAGACGGCGACACCGGAAAGCTGACGATCAAGGCCATAGAGGTGCTCGTCGGCACCGCCAATGCGCCGGTCTATCCGAGCCAGACGGCCGGCGGCGTGGTGACGGACCCGCAAGCCGATCCCGGCAGTGTCAACACGCCGGTTCTGTTCATCCCGCCGACCACGATCACGAATGGCGCTCTTGAGGCCTGGGCCGCGGTCGGCAGCACGAACTCCAATTGGGGCGGTGCCGACGTCTGGATTGCCTTCGATGACGGGGCCTTCACCAAGGTGGGCACGATCACGGGCCGGGCGCGCTATGGCGTATCGACCACCGATTTACCAGCGCATGCCGATCCCGACTTCGACGACAGCCTGGGTGTCGATATCTCCATCAGCGGCGGCGACGCCCTTCTCAACGCCTCGCAGGCAGAGTTCGACGCCTTGGTGTCGCTATGCTGGCTGGGCGGAGAACTCATCGCCTACCTGCGTGCCGATCTGCAGCCGAACGGGACATACGTTCTCGGAACCGAACTCCACCGCGGCGCCTATGGTTCGCCTATTCAGGAGCATCCCGCGGGAACACCGTTTGTCCGCCTCGACGATGCGATCTTCAAGTTCGCGTTTCTGTCCGGACAGTTGGGCCATACCATTCATGTCCGCTTCGCCAGCTTCAACGCCTTCGGCAACCAGACGCAGGACTATGCTGACGTCGTGGACTACACGCTGACGCTCACCCAGCCCGGCACGCTACCCGGTTCGACGACGGTCTCGCTGCAGTCGGCATGGGTTGGGCTGCAGTTCACGGTGGCGTGCTCGGCCGCGACAGACGCGCTCAGTTATATCTTCCGGGTCTATACCGCGGACGGCCTGACCTTGCTCCGGCAATCGAACGCCACACCGGCCCAGACCTTCACCTATACGCAGGATATGGCAGTCCAGGACGGCAATGTTGCGCGCTCCTATGCCGTGACGGCGCAGGCCGTGAATTCGTCCGGGGACGGGGCGGAATCGCCCGATCTTGTCGTCAGCAACCCCGCGCCGGCGATCATTACCGGCGTCGGTCACACCGGATCGGGCGGCAGCGTCACGATCAACTGGAC